TTAGCAAGTGCAGTAAGTACAATATCAAGTAGCATTAGTAACTCAATTAAAGCTGGTAAAGATATTAGCTCTGTGATACCCGCGTTTGGTAAACTTGCTAGGCTAGAAGCTGATATTAACCTTGCTGAAAGTGGTCGTCATAAGGGGCCACTAGGTAGACTAACCTCGTCCGAAGAAGAAGGCTTCGCTATTGCTCAAGCTAAGTTTAAGCACAAAGAAGCTATGGACGAATTAAGGTCTGTATGTCGATTATATGGACCCGCTGGTATGTGGGAGTCTGTTGTATTTGAACAAGCTCAAGCAAGGAAGAGGCGTAAGGACGTTTTAGAGGCACACTCAAAGAAACGTGACAGGATATTCTATGGGTTAACTATAGCCCTTTGTATCTCTGTGGCCGTGGTTGGTAGCTTAGGTCTAGTGTGGATTGCAGCTATTCTTGCAGAGGAGATTAAGTGATGACACCTGAGTGGTTGGACAAGTGGCGTATCTGGCCCCGTATGATTATTACCTTGTACGGGCTGGCTTTCTATAATACAACAAACTGGTTCATGGCCTTACCTGATCCGACTAACGCTCAGGCGGGGTTTGTTTCTGTAATCGTCGGCGCTGGTGCTGGCTTCTTTGGGATATACGTTAATGGTAAAACAACTAATTCTGTCGGTAGCTCTGGTAACATCACTAAGTAGTTGTAGCCAACTAAGCTCCTTAATTCCCCTCGGAGGGGGTACTAACGTAGCAGCCAACACTCAGATTGGTAAAGAGAACACACAGAACGTAGGTTTAAATAACTCCATACGTCCACAGCTGAGGGTGGAAGCACCTGTAGATAAGATCATACAGGACACTAGCACTACTAAGAACACTGAGATTGACCCTCTTATGTTAATCCTGTTGATCCTTGGTTGGTTAGCTCCATCACCTAGTGAAATGGGCAGGGGCGTACTTAAACTATTCAGACGTAAGTAAGACACAAAAAAGCCGTAGGTATCCACTCAAGGACGCCTACGGCTTTTCTGATTCTAGTGGTAGTTTTTGTGGGGGAACTCCGTGTCCTCCATTATTTCTATCGGATGGGGGCTAAGGAACAAGAGGGCCACCAGTAATTTCTCTTCGTCATAGTGTATAAACAAGTCGTGTAGTTGCCTTTCCAAAGTAGCGTGGGATGAGTCGAACGATGCGCTACTCTTCATCAGTGGCAGGTTACCCTGTATTGCCTCTACTAAGTTGGCTATGAAGTTGGCTAATTCCCCCGCAGGGGTACTCTCATTCTTTTGTTGCAAGGCCAGTATGCTCCATTGTCATTGCTAGTCCCTCATATAGCGTTTCAATCTCAGTCTCTATGGTACCCATCTTGTAGGTGACCCACCCGCTTACCGCTAAGTTGGCTAGGATTAGCCCTTCAAATAATGTCATCCGTTTGTCTCCAGATCAATGAGGCGGTCCATATACCACCGTGCTTTGTTAAGGTCTTCTAGGCCATTCTTATATCGCCATCGGTGTAGGTACTTTGCTATATTCCCTCGGAGGTAACCACAGTATTCGTTAAAGCTAAGGAAGTCTTGGATGTAGTCGATACATTCGATCTCCCCTTGACCGTAGTGCTGTGGTCGTTCTACTGGGTCAAACGGTTTACCCTTGTCTTCTGCATACTCATGTTGTTTTACATCTGCGTGTGCTAGGTTATCTAAATCCCATTTAGCCATTATAGTTTCTCCTTTACAAACGCCTTGACCCACATGGCTGTGATGTCAGACCTTACGATGTCATCGACAGTGAACTCAATAATGTCCACAGGCAACATATGCTTCTTAGCGATATGAATAACCTTAGTCAACCCATCCGCTTCTTTAAGGTCACTCTGTTGAGCATCCCCGTTTAGTACAATCGTAGTGCCTTCACCTACCCGTGTCAGCAGCATCTTAAGCTCGTGTAGTGTGATGTTCTGTGTTTCATCGACAATAATAAAGGCGTTCTCAAAGCTACGTCCACGCATAAGTGCCATAGGTGCAACTTCTATGTTACCATTCTTAACGCCTGTTTCCACTGCACCCTTACCCAAGTGCTTTTCTAATACGTCGAGGACTGGTAAGGCCCAAGGCATAGTCTTTTCAGCCAAGTCCCCCTTAAGGAACCCTAGCTCCCTTCCCACAGCTACGTGAGGGCGTGTGATGACGATCTTATCAATACTCTTAGATGTATATAGATCAGCAGCATGTGTCGCTGTTACATACGTCTTACCCGTACCTGCTGGACCTAAGATGAATACCTGCTGACTTTCCTTTAGGGCTGTGATTAGCTTACCCTGCATGACAGTCTTTGGTATTAGTCCAGAGGTCTTCTTCTTAGCTGCGCCCTTGTAGGTGGTCTCACGCTTAGACTTCTTTGGTGCTTGCTGTACCACTTAGTATTCCTTACCTGTGTTAATGAAACCCATCAAAGTCTCAAGCTCACGAAAGCCGCCAATTAGATTACCACCCGTTGAGAAGACTTGAGGCACTGTCTTGATGTTAGCTTCCTCCATAAGAGATAGAACCCAACGACTTGAGGGTTCCTCTACGTTGTAGGTAGTATAAGGTATCTTGTCTAAGTCTAACATATGTTTTGCTTTGTCGCAGTACTTACAGTTGTTACGAGTAATTATAGTATACATTGGCAATCCCCTTAAAGGTAAGTTTTCTTCTTATGGAATATCTTTCGGTAGGAGTCAACAATCCTAGACCCCAGTAGTAAGTCCTTGCTGGCGTAGTAATTCTCGTCCACACCAGACTTTTCCATCTCCCAGTTTTCCCTCTTAAACGGTATTACTTGTACAAGTGGGGTTCCCTTCTCAATGAACAAGTCCTCTCCAGTAAAGTTAGAGAACAGGAAAGGTAGGTTTACCTCGTTGTTATAGGTGTCTGTATCAACGACAGCAGATAAGAAAGTGATCCCCATCATGGGTAGCTGTTGGTTGTTCAACACTGGTACAATCAAAGAACTGTAACCATCTGGTGTTTTGATGCAGAAGAAGTTTCTCATCTTTAGGGGTAAGCTACCTGACTTGATAGCTGGCTCGTTACCCATCTGAGGTACCTCATGGCTTGTCACAAATTCGGGTCGCTCTATCTCCATAGGCACGTTCCAAGTGGCTTGCCAGTGCTTTTCCTTACCCTCTGTCCAACCCCTAAGGGTCATATCTGTTGCTGCTGTAATAACATAACCAGATGTCATTGCGTCTAGAAAAGGCATACAACTCTTAACAGTCATACCAGTGAAGTTGCTGCTATCTACAAACTTACTCAGTCCCTTTAACCAGCTTGGAAGAACCTTAGAGCTAGGTCTTGGTCCAGAGAAACCTTCTAGCCTATGGTGCCTTGTCAGAAACTCTATCTTGTTCGTGCCACTCTTCTTCTTACTGAACATAACTTTCCATTCTTGTTGTTGGTATCAGATGGGGAATCGAACCCCTCAATAACTGCGCTACTGACGCCTAAGGTAACTGTTGTTATTGGCAAACCTGCACTGACATGTAGAGGCTACTAGGTCTGCTTGCGCATCCGTTTCACCCACTTTCTCACCTAAGCTCTTAGCCTAGATGCGCCACATTAGACAAGATCAACAATTTCACAACTGTCACCAGAGCAAGCCATAGTCTGACTGCCTGACGTGTTGTCCTCTTGTTCATAGTCTGAAAGCTCAGACCAGTCAATGTTCTTTGGCATAACCGACAGTAGCGTTTCATAGTCAGACTTACCACACTCTTGATAAGGTGCCTGTTGATATGTGTGTTCGCTATATGGCAAGAACGACACACCAGACATCTCGTCGAAGTGTTCATAGACAAATGCGCCCACCTCGAACCACTCTTCCGACCTGACGTTAATTGTCACGGAGGGTTTGTGTTCACACCAATTACGCTGGTACATCAGCCACATCTCTAACTGCTCGATTGCAGTCATGTCAGAGGTACATGTAGCCCCAGTAGGTGCCTTCTGTGGGAAGCTAAACACAACTGTAGTGTCAGGCTTCATAACGCATGGTTCGTGTGGTACTCCTTTGTCCTTCATAAACTGTGTTAGCGGGTCTTTAATGTCCCCACGTACTGTGCGGATGTAGTATGGCGAGTGACGAGCATGAATCCCGCTGGCACTATCCACAAGCTGTGAAACCGTACCGCTTGGCTTAACACAGCTGATAGCAGCTGCAACAGGAATGTCAAGACGTTCAGCCCACTCTTTGTTTGTGTCTACTGCGATTTGCTTAAGGTGCTGTAGTGTCTTAGCCAAACCACCGTTCTTAAGTGTGGTGATAGGGTTGTCCATGATACCTGTAAGGCTTACACCCAACAGACGTTCTTCTTCTGTGTTCTTCGTCCACTCCTTACTCAGATACGGGAAGTGCGTATATGTACTCTGGATCGTACCTAGAATAGTTGCAAGGCGAACCTTACGCTCTAAGTCATCTACACTGTCTGTCGCACGTACTACGCACTCGGTTAGGTTGCAAAACTGGCTTGGGCGGAGGATGATTTCGCTGCAAGGATTCGTCCCGAACTCGTAGTTTACATCACGCCGTCCGTTAAGTCCAGCCTGTTTCTTAGATGCCTCACGATTAAAGATACCACGTTCACCTGATCCACTCTCTACAAGTGCTGTCCACTCACGAAGGAATGATACTGCATCTGGTTTTTCAGTGTACGACACAGAGTTGTTAGCCAATGCACGTTGCTTATCGTTTTCCCACCATGCACCTGACTTAGCGTGACGCATACGGTCATCAGACAGGTTAGACAAAGAAATCATAGCAGAGCGACGAACTCCCCCGACGACCACTACTTCACCGATCTTACACATGATGTCGTGACACTCAATAGACGACAGCTTACGACCCTTAGCATTAGCGAATGTGTTAATAGCAAAGTTAAACAAGTCAACCAACGGTGCTGGACCTGATGCACGACCACCAAAGGTCTTAAGTCTTGCACCAGCTGGTCGTACCTTTGACACATCCCACTGTGGAATCTCGCCACTGTAGAGTAGTGCAACCAGTTGACGTAGTGACTTAGCCCAACCTTCCTTGGAATCCTTAACCACGATA